TGAAGATCCTGCAGCGTGATGTAGTAGACCCAGGGGTCCTGCTCAACGAGCTTGAGCCGATGAAAGTACGACAGCTCGGTATTGACAAATCCACACAGGAACTGGTAGAATCAATATCAAACCGTCAGCAGCAGAAGTCAGATCTCCTCGCCAGGAGGAAGGTTCTCACGAAGAAGGTCGAGGAACATTACCCCTTCGCGGAAGGAGAGATCGAGCTTGCGCTTAGTCAGAGAAAGAAGCAACTCTTTCAGATGGAGCAGGAGTGCGAGGCCATGACACTGGCGATCCAAGCGATCGAGCGTGACCTCGATAGCTGGGTCGACCCATCGCCGGTCGACAACCCGTCGCAGGAGTTGGGGAACATTGAGGAGGAGATCAGGTCGATGAAGCTCGCCATCTCCAAGCTAAACGACAAAGAGAAGACCTCGACCTGGAAGCTCAAGGTACTGGACGAGGTACCCTGCGGCGACGCGTTCCCGACCTGTAAGTTCCTGAGGGATGCATTTGAGGCCAAGGAGGGCCTCACTACAGTTCACCAGGAGATCACCAGCCTTAAGGCCATTGTCACCAACATGGAGGTGAAGAGGTGGGCGCTGCTGACACAGCAGGGTGAATGGAAGGCATATAGAGACGCACTGGCCGCCGGGGCTAATCTGTCCGACCAGCTGACGAGTGCGACAACTAGGAGGTCTTTTGCCAACAATGAGAGGTTCATCAAGCAGGAGCAGATCACGGGGTACACGACGATACTCGAGAGGAAGATCGAGGCCGCCGATGATCTAGAGAACATCAGAAAGATCGACGAGGTCATGGTCAGCGTGGACAGGGACATAAAAGACACGAACGTAAAGCTCAACGAGATCAGCTCGACGGCCAGGGGTCTCGCGAAGATGGTCATGTCGCTTGAGATTCGGATCGCTGAGGCCCTGGATCGTCACACGAAGACCAAGGAACTTGGGGACAGGTGCCACATGTTCGAGGTCTACCTGGCTGCGATGGGTAAGAACGGGATCCCGAGGGTCATCCTCTCACAAGTTCTACCCATGTTATCTCGGGAGATCAACCGGATCGTGGCCAGTGTGGCCGACTTCACGGTCTCTCTTGACGCAGAGGAGGACGAGCAGAGTCTTGACCTCACGATCACATATCCGGGAGGGGTGACCAGGTCCATCGGCCTGGCTGGTGGTGCCCAGAAGTTCATCACGAGCCTGGCCATTAGGGCGGCTCTGGCACGGATCACAAGCCTTCCGCGGTCCAACATGTTCATTGTAGACGAGGGTTTCGGAAAGCTGGATGTAGACGGCATCTCCGCGATCCAACGAATGTTCCACTACTTGAAGACCATGTTTGATCACGTCATCATCGTCTCCCATCATGACTCTTTGAGGGACATGGTCGATGGGACGATAGATATCGGACGAGACGATACAGGTCGGTCTCACATCGAGCACATTTGAAAGAACCATATGCAACCACCCTGTGACGACTGTCTACGTGTTTTGATCCAGGAGGAACTCGACCATGCGGCCGACCATCCTGGGATCTGCTGTGACTGTTTCAATGAGAGCCTGGGTAAACCCGAGAGAAGGATTCCGAGAAAGAAGGAGGACTAAAGATGATCATCCCACAGAACGATTGGATCGCCGTTGAGGTTGTTGAGGAGACCAAGAAGGGTCTCATGTTTATCCCCGAGACCGCACGGAACACCGACGCATACCGTGTCGGGAGGATCACGGCCCTTCCTCCGGAGGGTGACGCGGACTTCAACTACAACGTGACAGCTACGGTCGGTGACCTGATCATCTACGACACACGCACAACTGTCGAGGGGAAGGCCAATGGGGAGGACTTCATCTTCGCTCGGGCCCGTGACGTCATCGCGAGGATCAGCTAATGAGGTGGTTTAAGAACACCGATGGTAAGCCGGATGCATCCTTCACCATGATGGTGATTGCGTTCGTGGTTGTGATGATCAAGGTGGTGTTCGGTGGTACCGATCTCACCATGTTGAGTTGGACGCTGAGTATCGCACAGCCCGACGCTGAACTGGCTGCGGTCCTGCTGGCGGTCCCGTCGGCCGGATACGTCGCACGGAAGCACACGGACAAGAAGTTCAACACTCAGGTCGAGGTTGAACGTGTCAAGAGCAACGAGGGATGAAGATGTTAGACAAATTCAAGAAGTACTTCAAGTACATCGTATTTCTGGTGCTCGCGTTGCTCGTCGCGATCGGCTTTCTCACTTTCTACCTCCAGAAACGAGAGCTAGAGAGGGAACGGGACGAGCTATACAGGGTGATCTCCATCCAGGAGGACACGATAGAGATCAAGGAGGGCATCTTTCAGAAGAAGGTTGTCGAGTTGGGTGATGTGAGTACCGTCCTGGACACCACCAGGAAGGAGATCGCCGACCTGAAGGCCACCATCGAGTCTCAGAAGAAGACGATCGTACACTACACACAGCTGTCTGTGACATGGAGGAAGAAGTACGAGGGCATGGCCGAAGCATACCAGGAGATCTTCGAGGGTCAGACCACAGAACCCGGTACCACACCTGGCATCGAACGTTTGAAGGTCACTTTCAAGAAGGAATTCGGACCGTTCAGGGTCGATGGGTACACCATTACGAGTCCGCCGGAGGCGTTCGTGGCCGTCACACAGTCACGCCCACTCATCCTGGGTGTCGCCCTGACCCAGGACAAGGATGGTGACTGGTCCACTGTGGTGTCGTCTAGTGAGGACGGGTTCGAGGTTGACGTGAACGTGTCGGCAGTGGACAGGAAACTCGAGCTTATCACGTGGCGGGACAAGATCTCCACAGATCTCGACGTGGGATTCCTTGGTAAGCCGTCCCTCGGGGTGGGCGTTAAGTACGGAGACAAACTTGCTGTCGGTCCAAAGTGCTCGGCGTATCTAGATGACGAGGTCTCCTGGTCATGTGGGGTTGGTATCTCATGGAGGCCGTTCGACCGATGAGGAGTCACCTACACTCTGACGAGCTGATCGTCACAGAGCTGCCTGAGATTGTCCTCGGACAGGGAGAACACACCTTTCGGGTGATCTTTAGCCCCAAAAAGCATAAGAATTGCCATGATTTGGAGGTAAGAGTCTTAAATCCGGGGTCCTCATTCGTTCCGACAAGGGTGGAGAGGTGGGGAACCAAGATGAAAGTGTTCATGACGTTTCCTATGGACGCTGTGGAGGGTATACATCAGGTCGTGGTGGAAGGCCCAGGGCTAGATGGGGCCGTGGCGAAGTTCTGGTATGTGAGGTGACAATGTCCATAAGAGATGAACTGCGAGTGCCGGCCTTCTGTCCGGTCTGTGAGAGGATGATGTGCGGCACGGAGACAATCCACCGCTTCTACAGCTTCGGCTGCTGTACTGACTGCTACATCGAGTGGGTGGAGGACCGTGAGGACCGGTGGAACGGTGGTTGGCGGCCGACCGCGGAGCAGGTGGAACAGTTCTGCAAGAAGCTTAAAGCCCCCCGTGACTGACGTCTTCCTTCTGAGACCCTTATTTAGGGGAGAGGAAGGAAGACCATGGCCAAGAAAGAAGAGAAGAATCGCGGGTTTGACGTCTCTGGTACCGCGTATAACCATGACAAGGACCTGGTTGCCCAACTCATCCAGGTTTTCAACGATATCAGTAACAGACCTCCCGAGGATTACCCCGGCCTGCCGAACGCAGTGGGCCGTTTCCTGTTGAAGCGTACAGGTGACCGCCTGATGGTCGAGTACCACCTCCAGGACACGTTCCTCAACGACACAAAGAAGACCCAGGGTCTTGTCCAGGAGGCCCATAAGGCGATCGCGACGCTCTGTACCCAGCTCAAGAAAGAGTTCAAGAAGCGTACGAAGGCGACACTTGACCTGAAAGAGCTTAAGGACTCCGCAGGCTACCACCTTGAGCAGATCTCACTGAACGGTCGCTGGTACCTCCGTACCTGGCGTATGTATGACGTCTCCCCTGAGGCCACGGCCTTCGGCGACGAGGATTGATGAAAGGCGAGACTAACAAGTCTCGTATCAAGAGCGAGATCATTAAGTGTGGACGTGACCCGGTCTACTTCATAAAGAAGTACGTCCGCATTAAGCACCCTCAGCGCGGGTTGATCCCTTTCAAGATATGGGACTTTCAGGAGGAGTTGATACACTCTTACCAGGAGAACCGCTTCAACGTGGTTCTGAAGGCCAGACAGCTTGGAGCGACGGAGATCACTTCTGCGTTCTGCGCCTGGCTTCTCCTGTTCTACAAGAACAAGAACATCTTGTGTGTGGCCACCAAGGCCGAGACCGCAAAGAACATCATCAGGCGCGTCCGTACGGTGATCCAGCATCTGCCTTCGTGGCTTGTGATCACCGAAGAGCTGGCCAACAACAAGATGTCGCTCGAGTTCGACAACGGCTCAGTGATCAAGGCGATCGCCAGCTCAGCGGATGCCGGTCGATCAGAGGCTGTCTCACTGTTGGTCGTCGATGAGGCTGCCTTCATCGCCGGCTTCGACGAGATTTGGACAGGCCTGCTCCCCACGGTCACTGCTGGCGGTCGGGTGATCATGATCTCCACCCCTAACGGCGTCGGTAACGTCTACCACAAGACCTACAAGGACGCTGAGAGCGGCCAGAACGATTTCAAGGCCACGTCTCTGATGTGGTGGAGGCATCCTGAACACATCGACGGCCTCATCGACGATCCGGAGCGTCCCGGTTTCAAGACAAGTCCGTGGTTCCGCAAGGAAACACAAAACATGTCTGCCCGTGACCGCGCCCAGGAGCATGAGTGCGACTTTCTGTCGTCAGGTGACACGTTTGTGCCAGCCGAGGGACTCGCCCTGGTCGAGTCCACGGTGGTCCAGCCTGTCTTCATCGAATATTGGGACAGAAACCTACATGTCTGGTCAAGACCCAAGCTGAACCAGCCGTATTTCATCTGTGCGGACGTGGCCAGAGGTGACGGCCGCGACAACCAGGGCTTCCACTGTTTTGAGACCGACACGATGCTCCATGTCGTGGAGTACTACGGCAAGATTCCTGTCAATGAGTACGCGAAGCTACTCTGTGACACAGGATGGGCATACGGTAAGGCCCCGATCATCGTGGAGAACAACTCCTACGGCCTCGCTGTCATCGAACACATGCGTCTGTGGACACCTTCCGACAACCCCACGGCGATGCCGGGGTATCCCAACCTGTACTGTTCAAGGCGAGGTGACGCCTCGGCCGGTGAGTGTATGGACCTACGTCACGGTGTAATCCCTGACACGCTCCTCCCCGGACTGACTACGTCCGCCAAGAATCGTCCTGTCATGCTCTCCAAGATGGAAGAGTACATCAGGATGCGACAGGTCACAATGAGGTCTATGCGTTTCCTCGGTGAGCTGCGTACGTTCGTCTGGAACGATGGTCGTCCAGAGGCACTGCGCGGATACAACGACGATCTCGTCATGTCCTGTGCTATGGGTATCTACATTCGTGACTGTTATCTGGCGCCGAATGTCCATGTCGGTGAGATACATAAAGCATTACTTACAAGTGCGACGGTGAACAGGGTGCTCAACACAGACATCCGTGGTGCCTCAAAGGATCCTAGGCTGGCTCCTGCGAGGGCCATGGGCGCCTTTGTACGTCCCTCTAACCCATATAAGGTGCTCATCGGTCGGCATATTGTCGACCTAAGCGAGCTCTTCGATAAAAAGTGAGGAAACATGGCTGCTGATGAAAGCGTCTGGCGAAGGCTTACAAAGCTCTTTAGGAGCGGACCGGTCGTCCGTCACAAGATCAGTCGGGCCGAGCCCATGCGTGAGCCCGTAGGTACCGCGAGGGCGTACAAGAAGCAGATCTCCTCGTTGTACGTCAGCTCTATGGCGTCCTACGGACAGTTTGAGCGTCTGTCAAGGTACAGTGATTACACAGAGATGTGCTACACGCCAGAGATCGCTGCAGCCTTGAATGTCTATGCCGACGGCGTTTGTGCGAAGGATGAACAGGGACGTGTGCTTCGTGTCGAATCGCCCAATGACGAGATCAAAACAATCCTCGAGACCCTGTTCTTCGATATTTTGGACATCGAGTTCAACCTTTGGTCATGGGTCCGTAACCTCTGCAAGTACGGTGATCTCTGTCTGTTCGTTGACGCCAACGAGGACAACGGAATCCTGAATCTCCTCCCGATCCCGATCAACGAGATCGAGCGTGAGGAGGGTTTCGATAAGGACGACCCATTCGCCATCCGATACCGCTGGTTGACACAGGGAAACTCGGTCCTTGAGAACTGGCAGATCGCACACTTCAGACTCCTCGGTGACGACGGCTTCCTGCCGTACGGCTACTCAGTCATCGAGCCCGCACGACGCATCTGGCGTCAGCTGATCCTCATCGAGGATGCGATGCTTGTCTACCGCATCGTCAGGTCGCCTGAGCGCCGCATGTTCAAGGTTCCCGTGGGCAACGTCGCACCTGAGGAGGTGCCGCGGTTCATGGAAGAGTTCATATCGAACATGAAGCGGAACACCATCATCGACTCGACCACTGGTCGGGTTGACCTCCGTTACAATGCACTCTCGGTGGATGAGGACTACTTCCTCCCCTTCCGTGGTGATGTTGGTCCGACGATTGAGACGTTGCCAGGCGGACAGTTCACAGGTGACATCGACGACGTGCAGTACATCCAGAACAAGCTGTTCGCAGCTCTCGGCGTCCCTAAGGCGTACCTGAGCTACGACGGTGACGTTGGTTCCAAAGCCACCCTGGCCCAGGAGGACGTCCGTTTCGCTAAGACCATCGAGCGAATCGATCAGATCGTGGTGGCTGAGCTGAACAAACTCGCTGTCATCCACCTCTTCCTGGTTGGATACACCGGGGCCGACCTGGCCAACTTCCAGATCAAATTGGCCGCCCCGTCCACCATCGCCGAGCAGCAGAAGCTTGAGCTCTGGCGCATGAGGTTCGAGGTTGCTGGTATGGCCCAAGATGGTATGCTCGACAAGGACACCATCCGTGAGAAGATCTTCGGCATGAACCAGAAGGAGATCGACCAGATCAAGAGCAGGATCAGACTCGATAAGCTGGAGTCTATGAGCCTGGATGCGATGCAGCTTCCCACAGAGGACGGAAGCGGTGGCGAGGGCGGAGGACCGGCCGATCCCGCTGATGGTGACGTGCCGGGTGATCCGCTCGAGGATGTCCCTGGAGACGACGAGCTGCCCGCCACCCTGGGTGGACAGACCGAGGAAGGACCTGATGGCGACGAGCCCACCCTGATGGACGCCTTCAATATCGGAAGTGCCGGTAATCGGGCCGAGATCGCTGTGGACAAAGGCAGGAACCTGTTCGCGACCGGTGAGGACCAGCATGCGGTGACCTTCGGGACCGAGAAACAGACGGCCTCGGATCCCTTTGATACCAGGGCCATGAGCCGACTTATCTCGAGACCATTCTCAGAGGACACTGACAACGAGGACGATCCGGAGTATGACGTCTGGGACGACAATCCAGATCTCTCTGAGGCCGTCGTCGGGGGTTGGTTCAAGAGACAGATCAAGGACGCTGGGTTACTAGATGGGATTCTTCGGAAGATGGCGCGACGCTCCTCGCTCGAGAGTTCTCGGCGTAAGGTGGTCACGCGAACCCGTGCGCTACTTAGATGAGTTTAAAGCTATGTCACGAGGAAATGCCTTGAAGCATAATAAGCGCAGGAACGTCGGTCTGGTCTACAGCATGTTGCTCAAGTGTCTTTCTGAGTCACTCGTGAACAATGACAACCATCGGGGCGAACTTGCACTTGAGACGATGAAGCGGTTCTTCGCGGACGGCATGCCGTTGGCACAAGAGCTGTCGCTTCACCGTGTCATCCAGGAGAACCGCGGTATCAATGAGAAGCTGGCCAGAAACATCATCAGCAAGGTGATCGACGAGGCCAATAACCTCGACTGGCGACTCATCGATATCAAGAAGTCCAACCTGATCAAGGAGGTAAACTACACCTTCGGTCAGGACTTCTTCGACAAGTACAGGGTGGATGAGTACAGGGCGATCGCCTCCACACACCTGCTCATCCAGCAGAGGAAGCAGAAGAACATCTTCGAATCGGCCGATCGGGCCAGGATCGAGGAGTCGATCATCCGCTACATGGCCACCAAGCCGGACCTGAAGGTCGAGCACATCGATCCTGACAGGAACGCGATGGCCCTGAATCTGGCCGTTGAAGCGTTCAATGAGGAGTACTCGCGGTGTCTCACCAAAGACCAGAAGACCATCATCGACGCGTACGTGGTGGGGGCCGTCAAGGGCGACTACACCCGCTTTGAACGGGTGGTGGAGTCCAGGAAGGTCGAGATCTGTGAGGGCCTTAGGTCATACTTGGGCACCGATGATGTCAAGAAGGACGCCATCTTTAAGGAGCGCATCGAACTGGTCCTCAAATCGGTCTCCGAGCTGAGGGAAGGTAACAACGAACAGATCCTGGAGGAAATTATGCTCTACCAGGGAGTTCTGGACGAGATCAGGAGTGACCGGTGAGTAACAAAAAGTCAAGTCCTTGGCAGAAGTTGGCGGAGGCCGCCAGGATCAAGAACGAGTGTGGTGACATGGGTGGTATGCAGATGCCCATAGGCATGCAGCCAGACGATCACAACGATGAACGTCCGCGGCAAGTGCCCCAGATCGGTAAGCTGCCGGCCCCACGTATTCCGGACCCGGTCCAACAGACACGTCCTGATCCCCGCAAGCCGCCAGGCGGTAGCAACGATGGTCCGCAGATCTCCCTCTCCCCTGAGGACCTGCTGAGACTTCTCGTCAAGAAGAAGGTCAAGGAGATCGTGCGAAAGAACAGGGACGGTGAGGCTGGGTTCACCCTGTACGCTCCGAACCAGGGCAAGGGAAAGCCGCCAAAGCCGGTGGGTCGTTACGGTACCAAGGCACAAGCCAAGGCCGCCGAGCTGAATCAGTTTCCGCCGCGTGATCCCGAGAAGAAGGAGAAGGCGAAGAAGAACGTCGAGCGTCTGAAGAAACACAAGAGGGTCGGCGAGAGTTTTGCCTTCGAGAACCTGCGTGACCAGCTTGCCGAGGCCGCCATGGACGCCATGGACGACGATGAGGTCAAGAAGCCCAAGCAGAAGGACGCGTCGACTGACGGCGATTTCCCGAATATGGACGAGCCAGATCCTGCAGCTGTCCAGGGACCGATTGATCCAGAGGGTGACCCACCTGCAGCACCTCCAATCTCATCGGAGAAGCCCGTGTCCAGGGAGGAGGAGTCGAGGTGGGAGAACCTACTGTCCAAACTCTCTGACACTGCGGTGAAGAAGGACCCACAGCTGCGAAGGCTGGTAAAGAAGATTCAGGATGTCTCCCTCAGGTCACTTGAGAGGGCCGTCAAGAGTTTGACACGCGGTGTCAAGGGTGTGAAGGTCTCCAAGGGTAAGGTCGGAACCGACAAGCTCGATAGACCCTACACCACCGTCACGTTCCAGACGGACTCAGGGAAGGTCGGCCCAGTATACATCTACATCAAGGGTGAGCTCCTCCATGTGGTCAGCGATGGTAAAGTCAAGTCGGCCATCATGAAGCTCGAGCCCGAGCAGGCCAAGAGCGTCCGAGAGGTTCTCGCAGAGCTTCCGCACGAGTTCGACAGTAAGGAACTTCAGCGAGCTGTTGAGGCCAGGGACGAATATCTCGAGGATATGGAGGTGGCCGTGGACGACTACTTGTCGGACCTCGATGCACTTGAACTCTCTATGCTAAAGAAGCTGGTCGTGGACAAATATACAGGAGACGAATCCGAATGAGTGGAAAGCAGCTTCTCAGAGAGTACATTCAATGTGAGTACTCCAGCGCCCTCATCAAGGAGGATCGTGCTCTCAATGGCGGAAAGCTGATGCTGCGGGGCATCATCCAGAAGGCCGAGACAAAGAACCAGAACAACCGAATCTACCCCCGTAGTATCCTGGTTCGTGAGGCAGATAACTATCAGAAGGCCGTGCGTGAGAACCGCGCGGTCGGAGAGCTGGACCACCCGGACACTTCGACGGTCTCGTTGGAGCGAGTCTCCCATATCATCAGGGAGATGGCTTGGACAGGTAACGACCTGTCCGGTGTCATCGAGGTCCTTGGGACCCCGAAGGGAAAGATCCTGGAGACGCTCATCGAGAGTGGTGTCACGATCGGAATCTCCTCGCGTGGCGTCGGCTCAACCAACAAGGACAACACCGGCTGTGACATCGTCCAAGATGACTTCCAACTTGTGGCGTTCGACATCGTCAGTGAACCCAGTACACCTGGTGCCTACCTCTATCTTAAGGAGGGATGGGACAGGGACGTGGTGGTCTCTAAGCAGGACCGGGTGTTCCGTCGTGTGAATGATGCGCTCGCCAGAAAGGGACACATAAAGTGAAGCGCAGTGAACTAAAGGAGACCCTCCGAGGTATCGTCGCAGAGCTGGTCTCGGAGATCATCGAGAAGAAGATCCATGAGGTCGTGATGAAGCAGATCGGCGAGGTCTACATCCGCTCGCTCGTGGAGAACACTGTCAACCCGAACTCCTCGATACCCACCAGACGTCAGCAGGTCGTGGAGGAGGTCGAACACGAGGAACCGGACTCACTACCTTTGAAACGGACCAGGTCATCGAACCTCCAAGCACTTATCCCACCGACTTCAGCCAACCGTAAGGCCGCCGGGGCGGCCAAGGCGCTGTTAGCCAAGGATAATCCCATGCGTGACATCTACGAGGGTACCCAACCGCTCGCCCCGGACAACGACCACAGTGGCATGACAAGCATCCCCCTCGAGAACCTCGGGGTGGACCTCAACCATATGAGAAAATTGAACAAGCGGCTGATGGGTGGCTGATGGGTTTTCCCACAGCACCTGGAGGACGACCCGGAGGCCAGTACAGCCAGGTAGCCAGGGCCTCGGGCGCGGAGGACTTTCCGTATGACAGGCAGACCAAGTACGGAAAGAACGGCACCGGTGACGCCACACAGAGTGGTGGCCTAGAGATCATCCCTATGGACACCAAGCACACCCACTGGGATGAGGCTGAGGCCCTTGTGAAGGATCCACGTGGTGAAGACGACCATGGTGTGTGGGACCGGGTGGCGGAGGCCATTGGGGTTCCATACAATACTGCGATGTCCAGCAAGGGCGGTAACCACAACGGCTATATCCCTGGGTGGGAGCGTCCACGGATCGCAGGCGACGACGAAGCAACCGACTACGATAAACTGGATCTATATGGAGAAGCGTGGCAGGCGCTCGTTGACTTCCTGGCCAGGCCGGGCGACGACATCGAACTGTCGAACTGCGCGAAAGAGGACGAGGTTGTGGCCTCGAAGACGTGGCGTGGCCTGAACCCACCGGAGGACAAATGAAGAAGATCAGTGTCAGACAGCTGCGGACTATTGTTTACGAGGCCGTGGCACAGGCCAAAAGTGCCAAGACCCGTTCTAAGAAGGAGTTCAAGGGTGCACCCGCGAAGAACAAGTTGGGTACGGGAAACGAGGCCAAGCCGGCCTTGGACTTCTCTCCCCCACAGGGTCCCATGAACAGGCTGGGTCGTCAGGGACAGACGTCCTCGAGCCCGGTGTTGACCTCGGAGGAACGGCTCAGATATGTGATCCGCGGAGTTATCCGCGAAGCACTGAGGAACGGTCGTAAATGAATTCAAGTGACGACATCAATTTCGGCCGCGGGTTGACGGTCCAAGCCAGACGCGATGAGTCCGGAGAGGACCTCATCAAGCGATTCACGAAGATGGTTAGGACCGATGGTGTGCTTAAGGAGTACGTCGCATCCACCCGGTTCGTGAAACAGCGTAGAAAAACGTGTGCAAAGTGACAAAAAACTTTCACGCCCTACTTAGACACATCTGCGGAGCTATATGAAGGAAGAGAGAGCATGAGCGATCTTGTTGACAAGGCCGTAAGGGACGCGAGAGCACTCGCACAGCTCGCTCAGGATAGCGTGAAGAACGAGATCTATGAGCAACTGGAACCCGGAGTTAGGAAGCTTGTCGATCGGGTGTTGAAGGAATCGCTCGGCACCAAGATCGGCGGCAACGGTATCATATCTGAAGGAGACAACAAGATGGCGAAAGATGAACTGGACCTTGAGTCCATCTCGGGTATGTTCCCGGGTATCAGTGAGACCGAGGAGACGGACGGCGACGAGCTGGACGAAGCGGTCGACGAAGATGAGGACGAGCTTGACGAGGCGGAGATTCCGTCACTCGACGAGATGGAGTCGCTCGAGGGTGACCTCGACGAGGAAATCGAGATCGATGAGGCCGAGCTCAAGAAGGTCTATGACGAGGCCCTTGCCCTCGAGGTCAAGATGACCTCGGGCCTGAAGGACCTGGACCTCTCCGGTAAGGAAGAGGTCGATCAGTCCAATGCTCTTCACGATGTGAAGGGCGGCGAGCAGTACTTCGGCGACATCGAGCCGCCTGCCAAGAAAGATTGGACCGTCAAGGAGGTGAGGAGTCTGGTAAGGCAGGGCCTCGCTGAAAACAAGCGCCTGGCGCTGGAGAACAGGAAGCTGAAGGAAGCCCACACCAAGTTGGTGCGCGAGCTGTCCAAGCTGAACCTCTTCAACACCAAGATGCTGCATGTCAACAAGTTCTTCGCGGAGCACAAGCTCTCGAAGGGCCAGCAGAAAGTTGTGATCGAGTCGATCGACCGCGCCGGGTCTTCCGGTGAGGTTCAGAAGACGTACAAGACCCTGGAGGCTACCTTCCGTGCCGCAGGTGTCGTGAGTGAGTCGAGGAAGCCGAAGGCTAACTCGCAGCGTGTCCGCAGGCCGGGAGCCAACCAGACAGTCATCCGTGAGTCGGCTGACAATAGCGCGAATCCTAACAAGGAGCAATATTCGCGTTGGGGTACCCTTGCTGGGCTTCTGAAGTGAAACCCTGACGGAAGTATTGCAAGGATAAGGAGTCTGGAAAATGGCGAAGATTTTGAATGAAGACCTGACCTCTGGTCTCTATGAGCGTAACATGCTCAAGGAGTCCAAGAGGATCACTGAGAAGTGGGCCCGCACCGGCCTCCTGGACGGACTGAACGAGGCTCGCGCCGCGATTCTGGCCCGCCTCATGGAGAACCAGGCGGCCTGGATCCTGAAGGAAGCAAGTGTCCAGGCGGACATCATCGGCTTCCAGAACATCGCGTTCCCCATGGTGCGTAGGGTGTTCGGTGGACTGATCGCGAACGAGCTCGTCGGCGTCCAGCCGATGTCGCTTCCGTCCGGTCTGATCTTCTATATGGACTACCGGTATGACAGCGTCAAGGCTGGTAACCAGAACGATGACTTCACCACTGGTGGATCGCTGTTTGGTGCCCGCAGCACGCTGCAGACCAACGATGCCACGGGCGGCATGTACAACATGGGAGGTACCTCGTTCTCCCAGCGTGAGCGCGTCTCACTGGCTACCTTCTCAGGTACCATCGGTACGCTCAACATGGGCGACGTTGACCACGATCCGGATCTGTCCGGATCGCTGACCTTGCTGAAGAAGCTTACCCTGACGAGTGGTTACTCGATGCTAAACGCCTCTGGCTCGTTGTTCGGCACTGCCGACCTCAAGCAGTGGATGCCGCTGTCGGGTACCTCGACCTCGTGGAGCACCACGACCGACGGTACCCCCGTTGGTGTCGGTGCCACCACGACTGACGTGATCAAGGTCTATCGTCGGTTCACCAAGGTGAGCGGCAACGACCTGGTCTTCGTGGTTTCCGGTTCGGTCGCCTCGCTGGCCGGCACCCTCGCGGGTAACACTGCGCTGAAGGTCTCGTACCTGGTGGGCGCAAGCCTTACTGGTGGAACCTCTGGTTCGCTTGTCCTTGATCCGTACGAGTCGGACATGGCTGGTTCGCCTACTCCGTCGATTCCGGAGCTAGACTTCAGGATCAGCTCGGAGGCCGTCACAGCCCAGCCGAGGAAGCTGAAGGCGAAGTGGACCCCCGAGCTCGCACAGGATCTGGCGGCTTACCAGAACCTGGACGCCGAGGTCGAGCTGACCACGGTCATGTCGGAGCAGATCGCCCTTGAGATCGACCGAGAGATCCTCTCGGACATCCTCTACCAGGCGACCGGCGCGAACATGTTCTGGAGCCGCAAGCCCGGTAACTTCGTGGACAAGAGCACTGGCACGGTCCTCGGTGGAACTTCGTTCACCGGTAACGTGCAGGAGTGGTACAGTACCCTGGTTGAGCGCTGCATCGATGTCGGAAACGCCATCCACCGCAAGACTCTCCGCGGCGCTGCCAACTTCTTGGTCACCAGCCCGGAAATCTGCACCATCCTCGAGTTCACCATGGCCTTCAAGCCGGTGATGTCGCTGGATCCGAAGGAAGGTACCTTCACCATCGGAGCCGAGAAGGTCGGCTCGCTCTCGAGCAAGTACACGGTCTACAAGGACCCGTACTTCCCGAAGACCAAGGTCCTCCTTGGATTCAAGGGTTCGGGTTTCCTCGAAGTCGGCTACGTGTATGCCCCCTACGTGCCGCTGATCGTCACCCCGACGATCTACGCGCCCGAGGACGGCACCCCGCGCAAGCTGATGATGACGCGGTACGCGAAGAAGATGGTTAGGTCGGATTTTTACGGGACCATCACCGTATACGACCTCTGATCCCTAGATCAGATCATTGGACTTTTTGTCCAATTGATTAATCTGCCTGTAAAGAAAAACCCCAAAGGAAACTGCGGGGTTTTTCTGCAACTATTTCCAGGTCAGGTACTCTGACAGAGCAGGAGCTACTTACATTGTGACCAAGCGACTAGCGGAGGCATTCGGTCAGATCGATGAGACCTCATCTGTTCCTGTCAACGAGGCCCCTGCAAAGAGGGTGAAGTCCAAGGCCATGAAGGTGAACACCCTCACGGCCCAGCGCAATGTCCCGCGGGAGATGGTGAACAGCATCACCGACAATCCTGCGCTCAGACACACGATCTGGCAGCTCGTCACGCTGCCTACGGACCCACAGAGTTCCAGACTCCTACGCTACATGATCGACAAGGGTTGGAGGAAGATCGAGGTACAAGGGAAGACCCTCATGTACCACGCCAGATCGTTCAACCACCTCGAGGGTGCAAAGCTACCAGAGTGGACACTATACGGCGTGTACTCCATGTTCAGGCCGCGCGACTCCTCTGATGTCCCTAAGCGCACCACGACCACCAGCCGCCCGGAGATGCAGAAAGGCTTCGCTGACGACATCGACCAGGGTCTGCTTAACCAGTGGGGGACCAGGTTCGTTGACGACGATATGCCGATGACGGTCACACAGAGCGAGCCGGACAAGTCGTTCTTTGACTTCATCTCAGGACGATCCAGCGTGGCTGCAGCGGAGCAGGCGGCCGACAGCTTCTACCAGCAGACAGGGATCGTCCTGGAACCGCTGACCGGAAAGCTCAAGAGGGGAGAACCCACCAAGGAAGTCCAAAAGCCTCAGCTTCCGGGAGGTGTGGATCCTGAGGACATCATCGTGCTGGCCGAGGGTGGTAGCTTCTACGCCATCCGTGCCAAGGACCTCGACGAGGAAGTGATCCACGACTCACAGAAGGTCATAAAGTCAGGCAAGGTGAGGGTGGACTCACAGCTCCCGACCGGCGCCCTCGCCAAAGCCACGGCAGCAGACGACGACAATGACGCGTGGAGTGCCCTGCGCAAGAGGCATGGCATCGACAAGACCGACCCCAAGCCGGCAGACCCCGAGCAGCCCGGCCGTGGCAAATCCGATATGTGGCAAATGCCGCAGGGTGAGCCAAAGAAGGACGAGCCCAGGTGGGTACAGAAAAAGGGCAGGTTCGACCCGGTCACAGGAAAAACCCTGGACAACGACGCCCCAGCCATGCCAAAGTCCGCCGGTGGACAGCGGTGGTGGAAGGACGAGAAAGACATAGGACAGCCTGTTCAGATTCCCTCAGCATGGGTCAAGGGTAAGCAACCTAGTCCTCCCAAGGACGAACCTCAGGGTGAGGTGGAGCGCCCCACGGTGAAGATCAGAGGTGACGGCGCGTTATCAGACATTGTCGACCTGGCCAGAAAGGAGGGTAGGAAGCAGATCTTCCTCCTCGGATCAAGGGACTCCAAGGAGAGGACACAGATCATCAACAGGAAGAAGACCCGGTCACTCCCCAGCATCAATACCACACCGGTGTCACTTGAATATGAGCGTAACGGACGGATATCAGAACCTGAGAAGGTACAGAGGTCCGTCGAATGGACGAAGGGCCTGCCTGTGAAGGCTGGGAAATGGTCGGTGGACGACCTCCAGAAATACCTCCGTATGTTTGAGCGGGATACAGGGACCCGCCTGTGATCTGACTACCTAAGGAAGACCAACATGTTCGTACCGTCAATCTTCGCGCCCATCGTTTCCGGCAGTTATGAATTCTACAGGGTTACCAGCCCTGCGGTGGTTGGTGCACCAGTGCTGATCCTGTCGTCCAGTACAGGGAGACGTGCGGCCAGCATCACAAACCACTCTAATGTGACGATGTATATCGCCCCCTGGACCAGTGTGACCGGCTCTGTGGCCGGTGGTTTCTGGGTAAAGCTGACCTCTGGGTCATATTTCGAGCTGCCCACGCCCGTCTACACTGGCCCGATCTATGCTGCCTGGGACGGGCAAGGCGGGGTCACTATGGTCGTCGACTTCAAGAGCGAAGAGTGAGCCGATTTGACCTGGAGAACACTCAGCGAAGCGTTCCTCGATGAGGAAGTTGATCCCACGCTGCCAGCTGGGGTCACACTCTCATATGAATCGTTAAAGTCAGTCGACGGTTCACCGGCCATCCGGACCAAGGTGATGTACAAAGGACAACCGATCGGAACGATCATGGCCATGTATGACCCTGGAACACGGTGGTTCAAGGTGGTGGACTCCAGCATAGAGTCGTCCTTCAGAGGAAAGGGCATCATGCAGGCCGCGTACCGTGAGTTTCATAAGAAACTGCAGACGAAGGGTAGCGGGCTTACGTCCGATACGATCAGAAGCCACGACGCCAACAGCATGTGGAATGCCCTAAGAAAAAAGGGCCTTGCACGGGGTCCAAAGGCCGTCCAAGGTGGAATGGTCTACTTCATGGAGGCCCTCAGGCTTCTAGATACTAACGGGAGGAACGGCAGATGAGCTTTGTGACAGGTTCCACAGCCTTCGGGTTCTTCGATGCAGACACACAGTTCCAGGTTGACGCCGACAAGGTGCTCACATACGTCACCCGTATGCTCGGAGAGAGCCAGCTGCAGGTGGAGATCAGCTCGTCCGATGTCTATACCTGTTTCGAGGCGGCCACGATGGAGTTCTCCTCCATCATCAACATGTACCAGGCAAAGTCGACCCTAGGGACCTTCCTCGGCTCAGCTACAGGTTCCCTCGTCGGCTCTGAGCAGCGATATCCACAATTCAGTCTCGAGTGGGCCAGGCGACAGGCTGAAGCCTATAACGACTTGTCCAACCTGAACTCCAGGAAGCCGTATTACAGTGGGTCCGTCGACCTCTCGACCGGCCAGCAAGACTACGACCTCCAGACGCTGACCAATCCCACAGGATCGGACGGAGGATCACGCCGGATGGTTATCAAGAACGTGTACCACTACTCGCCTGGATCGGCGTTTAGGTTTTTTGGTACCACGTCCTTCATGAACTACCTGAACAACGAGTTCAAGTTCGAGAGCTACACACCTGAGACCGTCTTTCACCTTCTTCCGGTGTGGGAGGACATCCTCCGCGGCATGCAGTTCAAGGTCTCTAACAAGGTTCGACGCTCGAACTACAGCTACGAGCTCCACAACAACATCCTCAAGGTCATGCCGATTCCGGCGGCCAACATCAAGCTCTGGTTCACCTATCAACTGAGTGATGAGCCGGTCCTGGGAGCGAACGACCAGGCAAGCTACGGCGTCTCGAACATGTCGAACCTCCCATTCGGCAATATTCGGTACTCTGCGATGAACAGTATCTCCAGACGCTGGATCTTTCAGATGACGCTCGCCCTGTGTAAACAGACGCTTGGGTATGTACGTCGAAAGATGGGATCCATCCCTGTCCCCAACGGAGAGGTATCCATGGACGGCGACCAGCTCGTGTCCGAGGCACAGGCGGAGATGGAGAGGCTTAGGCAGGAGCTCACCGCCGCCCTCGAGGACCTCACCTACGACAAGCTTGCCATCAAGGAGGCCGAGAAGGCTTCAGCACTCGAAGAGACACTAAAGCGGGCACCGCTAATGATCTACGTAGGTTGATGAATAGAATCTGATGGCACGCAAGTTTATCACAGCCAAGGAGCACGCCTTCATCGCGAGGGTGAACAAGGAGCTGATCCAGAAGGTCATCGGCCAGGAGGTAATCTACTATGCCCTCTCCAGGGAGGAGACCACACCTCACGACGTATACGGCGAGGCGGTCGACAAAGTCTGGTATGCCCCTGTCACTCTGAACTGTCTCGTGTCGTTCGACAACCCCGATGTCAAGACATTGGATATTGGACTTGATGCTGAGTACAGTCTGGAAGTCTACGTCCTCACGGACGAACTCATCGACCGCAACATCAAGCCTAACGAAGGTGATTTCGTCGAGTTTGGACAGAAGTTCTTCGAGATATCGTCCGTCACCCTCCCACAGCTCGCGTTTGGACAGGTGAACAACAAGCTTATGACCAAGTTCTCGTGTGTCTCCTCACGTGAATCAGTGTTCGCAGGGGGATCATATTCATCTCACGAGGTGGTGGACAACACCCACCCTGTTCAAACTCCGATCTCGAAAAATGTGAGGGACTAATGCGTAAATTTCTTCTGACTCTGTTTTTGGCCCTGATGGTCTCCGCATGTTCGGGTTGTTGGATGATCTCGAAATCTGGCAACCGTGGGATCGACAATCTTGACTCAGTCGGTGACGCCAGGCAGGCCACCGTAAAGATCGAGATGAAGATGTTGGTGGAGAACATCTATGGAGCCCGGTCCACCCAAAACGGGATGGCCACAGGGTGGTTCCTCATGTCGAAGGGCGAGTTCTCGACCGTCGTCACCGCCGGACATGTCTGTGAAACGCCCGGTACGTTCGTCCAGGGTTACAAGGTCCTGCAGATCACCTACACAATCTCTACCTACGACGAGAAGACTTTCATCGGCACCGTTCTCTACGACCACGACGAGTCCTCGGATGACACATGTGTCATGGGCGTCGTAGGTGCCAAGCCGAAACATCACATGACTCTTAGCAAGACACCCACGAGACAGCGTATGATCGGCACTCCGATCTGGTACGTCGGTTACCCGAATGGTAGCCTCGGGGTGTTCGAGGGACACGTCACCGCACAGATGGAGAACTCGGGCTACCTGGTAGGTTCCATCGAGACCTGGATGGGTGCGAGTGGATCGGCGCTGCTCGACTCAAACGGTGAAGCGCTCGGCCTGCTCTCCATGGTGGACGGTAAATTCCACCACCACGCGTACTTCGTTCCCGTGGAGCACCTCTGGGCGGCCCAGGTGGCCGCGAAGGCGTGGCTCAACAAGGACCACGAGTGACAGCTGCTAGGCCACAGAACTATCAGGACATCAGGATCGAGGACGTCGACAGGGCGATCCTCCACTGGTTCGACAGGACCGTGAACGCCCATGTCATGATGGCAGACGCCAGGCGCCATAAGGTACCGGTGCTGTTCAGCTCAAAGGAGCGCTGGGTATCGTCGCGTGAGAACACAGGTATCCGTGACAAGGACGGTAAGCTGATCCTCCCCGCAATCAGCATCACCAGGACAGGCCTAGATCCCACCAACAACATGCTAGCACTGGGTTCAAACGTCCCCAGACTTCAGGTCTCTAGACGTATCTCCCCGAAAACGAACGTCCTGAAGTCTAATCGCCTGCTCTCACAGGCGATCGCCCCTGACCCGGTTGTATATGAGGTGATCACCATCCCGTTCCCGTTCAACGGGACTGCTCCGTATGAGGTGGTCATCCACGCGTCCTATATGACGCATATGAACGAGATCATGGAGAAGATCATCACCGAGATGGAGTTCTACGATGTACCCTGTTTCGTGGCCCCTATACGTGGGGAGAACAGGCCGGAATCGATCAATGGTGGTGGGGAGCGGGTCCCTGGGGAGGACGCCCACTTCGAGTCACGGATCATGATGTCGGACTACTACGTCTGCGGCTACTTCGACGACTCCATGAGCTCCGAGGGGAACATGGACGAGTTCACAGACCAGGAGCGTATCTTCCGATATTCGACACGTTTTACCGTCCCCGTCTTCCTTCAGCTGAACCCCGCAGGAAAACGGGAGTCGGTCCAGGTCGAGCAGACAGCTTTCAAGCTGGAGCTTGGCAAGGAGTCCTGTCACTTCGTGGATGACCCTTCCGAGATCGAGCTGATTTTTAGTCACCCCGGTCCAACTCTTAGCGAGAGAATACGCCGCAAGTGAGCCTATGTGCGCCGCTGCGGGTATAATTACTCGCGTCCGATGTATTTTTCTGCTGAGCTAAGGGAGAGCGTGATCCGATGAACAACAGTTTCTCTTCACCGAATGTGCAGGCGAACGAGGTCGACCAGTCGTTCAACGAGGCCGACTCACCCCAGGTGGGCGGCGTTCTGATGGGCACCACCCCGAAGGGTCCAGCGTACCGTCCGACCCTCATTCGCAATTTCGACCAGTTTCGTGAAGTGTTCGGTGATATCGACCCGGTCCATCCGGTGACGCTCGCCGCGTACAACTATCTGAAGAATTCCAACTCCCTCAGGGTTGTCAGGATTCTTGGTGACAGCGATGGCACCGCGGCCAGCAGTGGCTACACTGTCGGAGGTATCATCGGCATCTCGGACGTTCCAGGTGGTGGCACGAGCACTGGCTCGATCATGGCGCAGATCCACCACACCGGCATCCACTCCACAGTGACCGTGGCGGGTGTGGCACTCGATGCCAACAGGTTCACGATCAGCTTCGGCTCGACCTTCTCGGCGACCGCCTCGTTCCAGACTGCAAGTGCGGACTACATCGAGAAGGTGCTGAACACTGATCCGACCAAGTACTCCACGTACGGACACTACCTGTCCTCGGTCTATCGCTACCAGAAGCAGGTCGCCTCAGCCAGTTGGTTTACGGCAGCCATCCTCTCGTCGTCATGGAAGGATTTCCTCCGTGACTACGAGCCGGGGGTCACCCCGTACATCAAGTCGCAGCCCCTGGGCGGCGTCGAGTTCGACCTCTTCCGTATCTACACGACCGCAGACGGCCGGGCGACCAACGACCAGGTGAAGGTCACGGTGGCCAACATTAGGCCCTCACCGAACCCCGGTCTCTATCCGTACGGCACCTTCGACATCGTGGTCCGTGACTTCTACGACAATGACATCAGGCCGATCATCCTGGAGAACCACACTCAGCTGAGTCTGGATCCGGCCGACCAGAACTACATCCTCCGTAGGATCGGAGACATCAAGGAGGTCTTCGACGATACCGAGCGCAAGTTCGTGGTCACCGAGGGCAGTTGGGTCGGCAAGCCCGGCTCACGCCACATCCGCGTACAGCTCAATGAGGCTGCGAACTTCCCGCCGGAGGCGCTGCCCTTTGGGTTCCGCGGCTTCCAGAAGGCGCGCTTCTCTGGCTCGGCCGGAGCCACCGACATCGGTGGACTCAACCTAGTGCCGACTCTTCCGTACTCGGTCTTCCAGAGGGACCACCAGGGCAACTATAACGGCAACGTGTGCTGGGGTGTGAACTTCGTCTCTGGCGGCATCGCCGACCGGATGAGGGCCTTCCCGGATATGCCTGTGGGCGACCTCGCGATGACCGCTTCGGACGCGGATTTCTCACTCAAGGGACTGACCTCCTACACCGACAACGGTACTCAGAGGTTCTACTATTTGAATACCGGTACAGCATATCAGCCGATCTACACGTCAGGCTCCATGCAGAAGTTCACCATCCCCTTCAAGGGTGGGTTCGACGGTTGGGATCTGCGAGTGAAGAACCCGATCCACCAGTTTGAGCTGGCCAACACCGCCACCGAGACCAACATCGGCGTCGTCTCCATCAAGAGGGCCGTGGACACCATCCGTAACCCGGACTTCATCGACGCTAACATGCTGGCGATCCCGGGCGTCCACAACAAGAAGGTCACCGATTACGCCCGTAACATGGTGAACGAGCGCAAGGACATGTTCTACGTCATGGACGTGACAGGTTCGACCGTCTCGGAGTGTGAGACAGCGCTGACCAACCGCGAGCTGGACGACAACTACACCGCGGCGTATTACCCCGACCTGAAGATGGAACACCCGCTCATCCCTGGTAAGATGATCCGAGTGCCGGCCTCGGTCGGAGTCGTGGGTGCCATCGCCTACACCGACAGGGTGGCACAGCCCTTCTTCGCCCCCGCCGGTCTCAACCGCGGTGGACTCGGGCAGTTTGGTATCAAGGACGTCGTGGACCGCCTGAACTTCAAGGATCGCGATAGGCTGTACGACGCGAAGATCAACCCGATCGGCTTCTTCACCAAGGAGGGTGTCGTGATCTACGGGCAGAAGACCCTGCAGGCGCGGCCCTCCGCCCTGGACCGAGTGAACGTCCGAAGACTGCTGATCCTTGCCAAGAAGCAGGTCATGCAGGTGGCGAAGGAACTGCTCTTTGAGCCGAACAACGGCCAGACCTGGCAGAACTACGTCAACAAGGTCAACCCGATCCTGGATGCCATCAGGCGGGACCAGGGCCTGGAGAGGTTCCGAGTCGTGATGGACTCCACCACCACGACCCCGGACCTGGTGGACAAGAACGCCATCTTCGGTAAGATCATCCTCCAGCCCACGAAGACCGCGGAATATATCTCGATCGATTTCGTCGTAACTAACTCAGGAGTTTCGTTCTCAAGCTGAGCCAGACCATATAGACCCTGCGGTCTCACTACGTTCACCACAGAGTGCCCCGTGACCTTCGAGATGGTCCGGGGCATTTCCATATGACCTGGCATATTGACGTGTGGTGGGCACTACAGGGTGAGACCTAGAAAGTCCCGACGGGACCATAAACATGCGCACCTCCGATAGTTAATCTCGGACGCAGGGTGATCCAACCTCTCAATAGGAGCTGATAGAAAACGATGGCCGAGATTATTGACACCAACACGATGATGGCGAACACGTTCGAGCCGAAGCGAAAGTTTCGGTGGATCCTGCAGGTCGCCGGCCTCGATGCGTTCACCCTGAAGACGGCCTCCCGTCCCCAGATCACATTCGACGAGACCCTTATCGACTGGATTAACACCAAGCGATACGTCGCCGGAAAGGCAACATTCAACCCGATCAGTATCACTATGCATGACCCGATCGCCCCGTCGGCGGCACAGAAGGTCATGAACTGGGTACGCCTCTGCTACGAGTCAGTGACCGGCCGCGCCGGATACGCTGTCCAGTACAAGCAGGACTTCTCCTTAAAGCTCCTTGACCCGGCGGGGGCCGTGGTCGAGCTATGGGACATCGTCGGTGGATGGGTCCAGGACAGCAACTTCGGAGAGCTTGATTACAGCACATCAGATAACATCGAGTTGACCTGCACTATCAGGTTCGATAACGCCGTCCTCCAGTTCTAAATAATTATTATTGGCATTAGCCTAGACTTACACAGCGAAATCACCTGGGCTGTATGTGAAGACATACAGCCCATTTCCGTTGAGAAGGATACCTAAAACATGAGCAAGCTCTCGAAGATCTACGGCCTCAAGAACGAGAGCCCTATGACACCTGTGAAGGGTAACGGCTGGAACAAGCCTGGCTACCTCCCGGGTGTGACCGACCCGAAGTCACCGTTGCGTCCCGGGCAGAAGAGGAGGCCCGGGCAGCAGACCAGTAAGATGGGTCAGACCGGTGCACTGGGCCAGACAACGCAGGAGGCTGCACCCGTCCAGACCAACGAGGACCACGGTGCGGCGATGGACGCGATCGGTGAATTGTCGGAGCTGGTCGGCAGGTACACACACAGCTCTATGGACAATGCAACACTTGCCAGAGATCTCGTCAAGTGGTTCAGGGACAACCTCAAGTCGATCGAACAAGCACTCGGCGTCACCCCTGAGTCAGATGGAGAAGAGGGCGGCCTCGACATCGACTCGGTGAAGCCAGGCTGAGAAAAAGTAACTTTGTGATGCTGTGTTGGTATGGGATTCTACAGGTTGTATAATTAATTCATGTTGAACAACCATTACCATTGCGACACCATCTGAATCCCCTAGGGCCTGCGAGAGCGCGGGTCACTCGGAGTCAGACATGGTCCACTACGTTATCGTACGGTCGGACCTAACACACGGACAGCAGGTCGCACAGGCAGTCCACGCCGTAGGTGAGAGCCACGGAGGACTGGTCCATCCTGCAGGTACTGTTGCGGTGGCTCTCTCAGCCACCGACAAAAAGCACCTCCTCGAGATCTATGCGACCATTGTGGCCGCAGACATCAAGTGTGTCCTCATCATAGAGTGTGACGGGGAGCCGATGGCTATCGGCGTCTGTCCCACCAGGGACCGGAAGAGTATCCGCAAGGTGACCTCTACCCTGAAGCTGGTGAAGTAAAAGATGTCGTAGGTGCAATTCCTACTAAGCCTTGTTCAGAGTTGGCTGAGCCTCGGGAGTAATGCCCCTGGGGATCGAGGGTTCGAATCCCTCACAAGGCTCCAAAGGGTCCTTAGCTCAGGTCGGGGGTGCGAGACTCCTCCAGGAGAGGAGAGTGATGATATGGATAAGAAGACGAAGAGCTTGCTTGCGTACCGTGCCCTCCTCAGCACACGACGTAAACAGCTCGCATTCTGTGCTCAACAGGAGGCTTGCCAGCACGACTGGATCGCGTGTGGTAGCGACTTCCGGCACTGCACCCGCTGTAAGCTGTTCGCTGATCTCTAGCAACAAGTAAACAGGACAAGAGAAGCACCCTCTCGACCATTTTATGCCGCGATAGCCCAAGTTAGAGGCGCCCCGATATAAAGGGGAGTAAGTGCTGGTTCAATTCCAGCTCGCGGCACCAGTTTTTAGGGAACGTAGTTCAGCGGTAGAGCTTCGGACCAAAGTAAACAGGAAAAGAGAAGCACCATGGACAAACCTCGTGACCTCATGCAAATCAATCTGCCGTTTCCTCGCAGCCGTCGACCAACGGCCGAAACGATCCCGGCTCCGACTCCAACTGACGCGGAAATCCTCACAGAGATCGAGTCCCGCAACCTGCGTGAGATCGGTGGCGAGTCGTGAGGCGCACGCGCAAGGGCGATGTCTATGCCGCTGCGATCAGCGGTGG